TATATTAGTTGGAAGCTACCAAAAGATTGGCATATTATTCTAACATCAAATCCTGATAATGGAGATTATTTAGTTAACAGTATTGACAACGCTCAAAAAACAAGATTCATTAGTGTTAATTTGAAATTTGATCTTAAATGTTGGGGTAAGTGGGCTGAAGAAAATAAGCTGGATGGTCGTTGTATTAACTTTTTATTGATGCATCCAGAACTAGTCACTAAGGAAGTTAATAGTAGAAGTGTTAGTATGTTCTTTAATAGTATTAGTTCACTTAAATCATTTGAGGATTCATTGCCACTTATTCAAATGATTGGAGAAGGTTCAGTTGGTAGTGAGTTTAGTACTTTGTTCACAATGTTTATTAATAATAAATTGGATAAGATGATTTCACCAGAAAATATCTTATCACAAGATGAACAATATGTACTTAACACACTTAAGAGCCTAGTAGGTAAAGATAAAGATTATCGCGCCGATATCGCTGCTACACTCGGAACACGTATCGCTAACTATTTAGAATATTTTGCTAAAGAAAATACAATTGAAAAACCACTTATTGAACGTATCAGTAAAATTGTAACTGAAAAAATATTCGCTACTGATGTGTGTTATAATATGGTTAAGTCAATTTATAACAGCAATCCAGGTAAATTTAAACTGATGATGCTGAATAAGGAATTAGTTAAGTATATTACTAAATAATTGATGTTGAGGCTTAGCCAGCCTGGGCGAGCGAAAGCTCGTCCTTTTTTTATATTTATATTAATAAAGCTTGGAAGCCCAGAGATTTTTCCATATTTTTTATATACACTAATAAATAAATTAGTTACTTATGAGTACTGAAAAGAGAGAAGTAGGAGTAGTAAGGTTATTGACGTTGAGTGACTGTGATTATTGCATGTGGTTAAAGAGTGAATTAGACGAGAACGGAATAACCTACATCAATATTGACGCTGATGAACACTCTAATTTTGCTGATGATATAGAAAATAGATTTAGAACAGATACATACCCAATTGTACTCATTGATTTAGGTATTAAAGTAATCACTATCGTCCCAGAAACAGAGTTGGAGACATCAGATACTTTACTTACATTTGATACGATACCACAATTAGTTAGTATCATTAAACGATATATATGAGATATAAACAACCAGTAGAAAATAAATTAGACCAACTTGAAAATATGCTTAATGGTTTCCAAGCCCAATTTTCAAATCCTAATTTCACATCATTACTAGCTAAAGAAATGGTTAGTAGTATGAAAGATAAAGTTGAAGAAATTCGTACTTTAATTAACGCCGAACAACAAGATTAATTATGATATCACCAGAAATGATCCAAGCTAATTGGACTAAGTTTTTGAATAATATTGACACCTATATCTCAGGTGAACGAGGAAAGAAACTTAAAGACTTCTACCTCAAACATGAAGAACGATTTGTAATGATGCCTGCGTCTCATAAACCACAATATCATAACTGCTTTCCAGGTGGTTATATAGATCATGTGAACCGAGTTGTAGACGCGGCTTTACAAATTGACGCTGTATGGCGTAACTTTGGAATGGTAGATACTTATACAACTGAGGAACTTGTATTCTCAGCTATCAATCATGACTTAGGAAAATTTGGTGATGAACAAAACGCCTCATACATTGAACAAACAGACCAATGGAGACGAGATAAACTAAATGAAACTTATATGTTTAATGATCGTTTAGAATATATGACCGTTCCAGATCGTGGTTTATATTTGTTAATGAGTAATGGTATTGAATATACTAAAAATGAATTTCTAGCTATTAGAAATCATGATGGTTTATATGAGGAATCAAATAAAGCTTACTTAATGGGCTTCACACCAGAGACAAAACCAAGGACTTCCATTATGTATGTTGTTCATCAAGCTGATTTATTAGCTGCTAGAATTGAATTTGAAATTGAGTGGTTACCAAAGTTACTTGGTGAGAAAAAACAAGTTGAAAAACCTAAAACCAACAATTTTAGTTTAAATAAAAATACATCGGCTACTAAACAGAAAGCCCTTAAAAAAATGGCTAATCCGGCTTTAGCTGAATTAATGAAAAATATATGACACTAGGAATTATTTCAATTGCACTTTGGATATTTACAATATTCGGATATATCATTTGGAACTTAAATCAAAAAGTAATCAAATTAGAACAGATTGCTACTAAACAAAAAGTTATTATTGATAGTATATCTGCTATTGTTGATGAATCAAATAAACAACTTAATCAAGTTGATTTAACAGAAGCATTTAAATCAGATGATCAGATTGGTTTCTTCTTCCGTAATTTACAAAATATTCAAGACTCATTAAACCATTATTTAAGAAATTAAAATGAGTGAAGAAGTATTATTAACTAAGAAGGGGACTGTACGTAAACGCAAACCAAAACAATCAATAAATTATTTCACTCAGGAAACTGAAGATGCTATTATTGAGTATTTGAAGTTAAGAAGTCCTAAAAAACGAAATAAAGTTTTTAATGAAAAGATTAACTATGCTTTTCATAAATTAACTGAAAATATTATTCATACATTTAAGTTCTATTATACAGAAGTAGATACAATACCTGAATTACAACATGAGGTAGTAGCATTTTTATTAGAGAAATTACATTTATATGATCAAAGTAAAGGAAAAGCTTATTCTTATTTCGGTACTATTGCTAAACGCTATCTTATTTTATACAATAATGCGAATTATAAGAAGCTAAAAGATAAAGCACCTGTTGACGCTGTTGATGAAGATAAAACAATATTAACTGATTTAGTAAATACTAGTGAAACACTTCATGATTTAGAGCCTATATCATTCATGAAACAATTTACTAAATATGTTGATCACAATATGTTTATTTTATTTCCTAAACAACGTGATGCTCAAATAGCTGATGCTATAGTTGAATTATTTAGAAAAAGTGAAAATTTAGATATTTTTAATAAGAAGGCATTATACATTTATATAAAAGAAATGACTGACGCTTCCACACCTCAGATCACTAAGATCATTAAGCGTCTTAAAGTTATATATGTTCGTAAATATAATGAGTTTTATGAATATGGACGCATCACAATGGCGTTATAACTCTTTTCACCTTCCATATTTATATAAAACAGAATATGGATTTCAATCAAGTTATATTTAAAGACAAAACCTTTTCAAGCTTACTTGAAGATATATACAAGAACGCTAACCGTAAAGAAAAGGAAATTAAATCATTAATCGACCAGCTCAAACCAATGATTCAAGAGCCAGGTGATGCAATGATGCTTGTTCCATTACTTAAAGAGTATATGGAAATAGCTGTTAAGAATGATGAGGCCTTAATTAAAATGGCAGGTATTGTTCAACGCGCTATGACTAATACAACTAGTGATGGTGATGGTGGTATATTAAGTGAGCGCGATAAGGAATTATTGTTCCAAGAAATTAGTGGTGTTAAAATTGAAGAACCTAAACAATTAGAGAATAAATAATGGGAACAGGTGCTACTATATCAACAGGTGGAGGCCCAGGTAGAGGTAAAAGAAAAAGTGGTTCTTCTGTTAGTGGGACTTCATACTATAATAAGAATCAAAACACATACAGTTATGGTGTTGTTGTTCAAGTAAATGATGATAAATCTATTATTTATACTCCATTAGGAGATAGAGTAACTAAAGGTGGAGAGAAAAAAGGTAAAGCATTTCCTTTCTATGGTAACAATCAAAAAGTACCCGCCCCAGATAATATCGTTCCTTTAGTTAATGGTCCTGCTCAGTCTTTAGATAATGACCCTTCAAACCAATATAACCGAACAACATATTACTTAGACGCGGTTGATATTCAAGGTACAGTTAATGAAAATAATGTTTCTGACACTAGTGGAGGACAAACAAATAATCCATCATATAATGACTCTCAAATGGGATTTAACGGACCAGCTAATTATACATCAGGACCAGTTACAAAAGAAGTAAAAACTTTTAGGGATGTAACTGTGGCTGTAATTCTTAATCTAGAAGGAGGATATTATCATCCTAATATGTTAAAGGATGGTAGAGTTAAAGATAGTAGATATGGTTCTAGTGGAGAAACAATGTATGGTTTAGATAGAAAAGCAGGAGGAAAACCTATATCTGATTGTGAACCATGTAAAAGATTTTGGGGAATTCTAGATCAAAATAATGCTCCTAACACATGGAAGTGGAATTATATACCCCCAGAACCATTAAAAACTCAATTACTTGATTTAGCAGTACAAATAATGGAACCATTATTTACTGGTACTCTTAATAGATATGTTCCTGAAAAGGAAATTCAAGATGTTATATTTTCTGATGGTAGATTACTTTTTAATTTTATATATGCTCAATGGAATGGACCAGGATGGTTTCAAGGATGGGCTAGAGATATAAGAAAAGCTTATCAATCCGGAGTTAAAGACTCAGGTTCTTTAACTGCTTTATTTGTTAGAAGAAGAATAAATAACGCTAATCTATTGAGTAAAGGAAATAAACAAAATTCTTTGATAGCTCAAGGTGGTAATAAAATAGCTAAAATTGTAGGTGTAGTATAAAATGGCTGAACAAAAACAATATAAAAGAGTATCAAATTCTCTTGATCGTCAGATCATAGGAGAAAGTTCTAATGGTATTAATATATCTAAGGACGGTAATACTTATCTTTTTACTGGTAATAATGAAGAGTATCTACAAGCTTTAAGATCAGGTAGTATAAGTAGTGATAAAGGAGAAATAGCTACAAATGATCCTAATAATGTATCTTCATTTATAGGCATGTATAAACAAGGAGGAGCTAATATTAATTTAGGTAATCCAAATCAACAATCTTTAAACATAACTACTAAACCACAAGATAATCAAAATGTAGTAACTCCTGTTATAACATTAACACCAACTGGTTCTCTTCCTCCAAAAGAACCTACCCCAACCCCTACCCCAACCCCTACACCAACCCCAACTATGGTTGTGCCGGCTGAAATAGATATTCAAGATTTAACTTTTGAAGATCTACCTGATGAGGAAGGATTTCAATTATTCCTTCAACAAGAAATAGGTGAATTTGAAGAAGATAATCCTGACATGGAACAACCATCACCTGTAACAATTACCGGAGTAACTGGAGGTGGTGGTGGAGGAGGAGGTGGTGGTGGTGGAGGATTTCTACCACAAGTTATAGGAGGAGTAATAAATGTATCTACTAGTAAAGTAGGCGCTAGTGCTTATCCTGGCCCACCAGATTTTAAAGCCGCTGGATATGCTAATGGTAATTTACCTATGAGTGCTTTAGTTGGAGTCGCTAAAGGAAATAGAAGTCAATATGTTTATAATGGCGCGGGTGGTTGGTTTTTATTACACCCTGAAGCTGCTAAACAATATTTAGCTTTTAAACAATTTGCTGATTCTCAAAATATTAAATTTACTTTATCATCAGCTTATAGAGATGTGAACCATCAACGAAGTTTAGGATCTGGGCGAACAGTAGCTAAACCTGGTAGTTCTCCTCACGGGTGGGCAATAGCTATAGATATTTCTGAACTATATAGAGCTGTTACAGGCGGGAAAGATAAAGGAGACCCAGCCGCTAATGCTAGAGTTAGAGCAACTTATCCTCTCTATCAATGGTTCGCTGCTAACACTCCTAAATATGGATTTTATAATCCTTATAGGTTAGCTGATGGTACTGGTGTTGATGAAGTTTGGCATTGGGAATATTGGGGATTTTTTGTTAAGTAATAACTTTTAAAATAGATGACTAATAATTTAGTAAATAATACACAGGCAGTAAGCTCACCTAACACATCACCAGGATCAAATATAGCCTATGATGCTGTTTTGGTAGGTGGTCTTGATTATAGACCTGGAGATTACTCTATATCAGAACAAGTAAATTTATTAAAAAAAGGATTAGGTACTAATAAAAATGTAAAAGGATTTAGATATAATACTCCAATAACTGATGTAATAAAATTTGTTAATCAAAATCCTAATATTCCTATATTTCTTTTTAGTGCTGGTTGTACACAATCTGAAGGATTAAGTAAAAACCCTAATGTAGACAAAAAGAAATTATACATAATAGAACCATATGCTTCTTCAGCTAAAACAACAAGTATTGTTAGATCAGCTGTAGCTAATGGAGTTCCTGCTAATAATGTTTTTGTTGGAAATTCTCAACCTAGAGGAAAAGGAGTAGTTAGTGGAGCCTCAGATTCTAATAGTTCATCTCACTTTGGAGCACTCACAAGTGTTGGAGCATTAAAAAGTGGAAATGTACCAAATAGAGTAGCCACCCCACCCGCTCAAGGAACAACAGTCCCACCAACAGGTAGTGTAGCTCCTATTAGTGTAGTTGGTGAATCAAATATTTTAGTTGGAGGAACAAGTAATAATACTAATAAAGAAGTAAGTGAAAATGTCCAACAAACTCCTCAAGAGTATACTGGAGAGCAAATACAATTATCATCAGGTCGACTTATTTTAAATGGTCGTTCAGATAATGTTTTTATTAATGCTAAAACGTATATTAATTTATCAGCAGGTGAAAAAGTGACAATTGATGTTGGTGTTGAAGATAGTGATAAAGAACAAAATATGTTCTTAGTTAATGCCCCTAGAATACAATTAGGTTTAGATATAAACGGAAAACCAGAACCAATAACTAAAGCGGATGAGTTAGAAGAAATTTTAATTGAATTAATAGATGCTATATCAATGTATAGTAATATGGTTCAATCAGCTGCTGTATTACCTGGTCCATTAATGTCAGCCGCTTTAACACCTGCTACAACAATGTTAAAAGGAAAACTAACTCAAGTTAAAGCTAATATGATTAATTTTAAATCAACTAAATCATTTACAATATAATGAGTATTAATAGACCAAATATAACTAATAATCCGTTTCAAGCAGCAGCTAATTCAGCTATGACTAATAATAGTCAAATAGCTAATAAAGATAAAGTAAAACAAATATCTCAAGAACAAAAAGACAAATTTGATAATCTTCAAAATTCTTTACAAGAGCAAGGTGATATGGCCAAATCAGCTGCTAAAACAGCAGTGATTGGTATACTTATGTCTTTAATAACTAAATTTATTAATACTGATAAAATAATTGACGCTGTTATTAGCAATTTAATTAAAAAAACAAAAAAGAAATTAAATAATAAAGGTCGTGTTGAAGTTAAAAATAAATCTATTGTTATTTTTTATCCTAAATTTTCTGGTGATTTTTCTCCTTATAAAAAAGAATTTGAGATAAAAAAGGTAAAGTTATTAAAAACAATTAAAATTCTTAAAACTATTATTAGTAGTATATCTGTTGTTCTTAAATTAATAAAAACAGCTTTAGCTATATTACAAATTCAATTACAGTTTAAAAAGAAAAAATTATTAGCCACTGCCGCTAGTTCTGCTCCTGACTTAGCAAGTCCATCACCCTCAAAACCAGTAGCTGCTCAATATCCAATTAATAAAGAATTAAATGACCAAGTGTTTAAACAATTAGAAGATAAAATTAATAATTATATTTTATTAATAACTTTCATACAACCTACTATACAAACATTACAACAAATATTAACACGATCTAAAAGTAAAGTTGAAAGATTAAGTTTTAATATAAATGTAGATCCAACAACTACCCCAATTCTTAATCAAGAACCTTCTTTAATTAATGATGAAGAACCAACATCTACTTTATATAATAATGGAGTAAAAGATTATATCATTGAAGTGATCACAACACCGTCTGGAGCTTTACAAGCAGTTGCTTATGACGCTTTTAGTAAATTAAAAATAACTCAAACAGCCCCTAGCAGAACACGCGAAGCTGATGAACTAATTGAAGAACTTAAACAAATATTAGGATAATAAAATATTTATAGACATGAAAGCAGATACATTTATTAAATTATTACGCAAGGTTATACGCGAAGAAGTACAAGCTGTCGTTAGGGAAGAGCTAGGACTTTTGCTTGAGGCACCAGCCTCTAAGCCAGTTGTGGCAGAGACCAAGAAAACAACTGTCAAAAATTCCATGGTCGAATCTATAAGACCTGCCAAACCTACACAGCCTATTCAACCAATGGCCTTTACTAATAATAGTATATTAAATGATATTTTAAATGAAACTAGACAAACTAGTGAATGGCAATCCTTAGGTAATATGGATTCATCCATGGCTCAAGGATTTAGTAGACCAATGATGAATGAGGTGCAGGTTGTGAATAGCGTAGACCAAATGTTAGCTAGTACTAGACCAGCGGGAGATATCAATGCTGTTAAGATTGATGTTGTACCTGATTTTAGTGCGTTAATGAATAAAATGAAACAAGAAGGACAAATATAATGTTAAATAGACCAACATATAGACTCAACCCACAAGATGTAGGACAACCTAGAGGTATAGGTATTAATGTTTTATTTAACAATGGAACTAATGTTTTCAACCAAACATACACAACTAAAGAACAAGTTAAATCTAACTTAATAAACTATATATTAACAGATAAAGGTGAAAGATTTTTTGATCCATTATTTGGTGGAAATTTAAGAGCTTCTTTATTTGAACCAGATACAACATTTGACACTGTAGCTGCTAGGTTAGAACAAGAAATATTAGCTTATGTACCTAACATTCTTATTAGAGATATAATAATCAGAAGACTATCAGATCAAAATACAGTGAATATAGTGTTAGAATATTCTATCAATAACCAAAATGACAATTTAGTTTTAAATGTATCAACAACCGATTTAAGTAAATAATAATGGCAAACGTACCAGACATAAAATATTACGATAAAGATTTTAGTACCTTAAAACAGGAC